TTTTTCTTAAATCATTTTAAACCCTAATAATTTTTATATTTTTCAATAGCTTACTTACTTTTCTATTTTTATTTACTGTGTTCATTTACAGGGTTTTTATGTATAATCATCAGGTATTTACAAATAAAAATTGATCGGAAAAGATCACGAACCAGAAATTTTTGCACAAAATTGCACAGTGAATTGCACAGAAATCTAGGGTGAAATTTATGGCTACGGTAACGAAATCTACAACAGGTTGGCGTGTAAAAATTAGAAAAAAAGGGATCTACAAATCAGGGACTTTTCGCACAAAGGCCGAGGCGCAAGCCTGGGCGAATAAAATATAGAAAGTGAGATTAACGCAGGGACATACTCCAACATCCCTGACATCACGTTTGCCGCTCTCATCGACAAATACATTAAAGAAATTACTGTGCATAAAAAAAGCAAAAGGGAAGAAACCTTGCGCCTTACTCGCTTGGCTACAATGGACGTTGGAAGAATCAAACTGGCAGAACTGACTGAACAAGAGATTTTATTGCTTGACGAGATGAATGGCTATCGATGCTGATATATGCCATTTCATTGCCTAATGTGTTCAACTCTTCATCAGTAAGTTTCACGTGTACATTAGATTTGCGTAACTTTTGTTACTTCTTTGAATTTGATCACTTTTTTCCATATAGACAGTTCTACTCATTTAGTTATAAACTAAGCTAAAAGTTCATTAGTTTAATGATTGATTAATCAAATTAATGATGGATTTTGTCAAAAAAATTGATTTTTAGTATTTCTTCTCGGGATTGCTTGTTTATCAACTATTTTACAAGCCAAAGAATGGTATGAAGAAAAGGTACGTTACACCAAGCCACTATGAAAGAATGGTGTAAAGCTGATACTAAAAATAAATTGGTAACGGCGGGAGATTTTATTTCTTTAAGTTTCAAGGAGGAACTCCTAAAACCTGAACTAATAAAAGCACTTAAAGAATATGGTTTATCAGGTTTAAAAGTAATGGCAGAAGAAATGGTAACCGCTTTAGATACTGCTGCTTGCGAAGGTAAAAAAGCAAGTAAAGAACTAATCCCAACAAAAGTGAGTGATTTAGCTAGTATGTCAATGATTTTGATGGGCTGGATTGGTAAAAAAGAATAAAAGGTAGATAAAGATGAAAAAACTCACCTTGATTCTCACAGCGCTTTGCTTTAGCTTTCCTGCCTTATCTGCAGGCAAATATAGCTGTGATGACCCAATCCCCTACTGTAAGAAAATGAAATCTTGCGAACAAGCAAGGTTTTATTTAAACCAATGTGGTGCAGGGCGATTAGACCGCGACAATGACGGCGTGCCTTGTGAGAATGTTTGTGGGAAAGGTAGGTGATATTATTGAATTGCAATTAAGAAATGGCTTTTATCTTGTAGGAGTAGTAATTAGTGAGTTTATCTGTATACTGGTGGTAGTTTTTGTGGATATTATGGGAGTATTAAAGACATACTCTTTTATTTAGATAAGATGCTGTATTTTGAGTAAGCAAACAGTTAAACTGTATAAAAGATCAGTTTTTGGAGGTTTCATGCTTAATAAAAAATCACGTTTTATCTTGACTATTAGCGGGGTTGCCCCTGTGTGTGCAACAGTGGGCTTGTTAGCTTTTATTGGAGGGAACAAAAATGGATGGAATATTATTCAGCATTTTAAAGATTTCCAATTTACAAAAGAAGAACTATTGTTTGTTGTGTCAGTATTCTTGCTTATTGTTAGTATTAGTTTGTTCCCCTTAGTACTGAGACAAGCAAAAAAAGAAGAACGATGGCATTCTCCAAATGAAATAAAAATTAGTTCATTAACACCTGCTAATGGTGAAATTACAAATTATTTCTTAGGGTATTTATTTCCTTTATTAGGTGGAGGTGAGTTATTTAATAATATTTATATTTCCATATTTTTTTATATTAGTATGTTTATATGGGTAAGTTTTTCAGGTGCATATAGTTTAAATCCTATTTTTACATTTTTAGGATATAAATTTTATGAAGCAGAAAAAGAAACAGAAACCGGAAAAACAATAGGGTTTATACTAATTGCAAAAGGAATTATTTCTAGCCCCGAACTACCATATAAAAATGGTAAAGCTAACAGAGCACACTTATTTACAAGTTAAGGATAATTAATGAAAATATTTGCTATCGTTGATAATCGTGTAATGCGATTTAAATTAGATCAATCAGCTCAAAATTTGGCAGAAGATGTTTTTAATAATGCGAAAATTCGATTTAATTTTGAAGAAGAGATTGAGTTTAGTGCGGACTATAAACCAAGTACAAATGAATGTTTTCTCATTAGGGATTTTAATAGTTCAGTCAATTTTAATTTACTTAGAACAGATATAGATGCTATTGATGAATTAGGTAACAATGGAAACGTTGCATTAAATGATATTAGAGCTATCTTTGCTTTAGATTCTGATGGCAATATTTTAGTTCAATACTTCGATAAGAGAAACATCATTGATTTGTCTAGAACATTTATTTCTCGATTTACAGCACAATCTCATGAATTTGTTGCTGCGACAACAAATGGTATTTCATTGTCCAATGAAATTATAGCAGTTATATCTTCAAATAATGAAATTAGATTCAAATCAATGCAATTACTTAGACATATTTTTGATATGGATCAGTATTTTAGAGCTGCAACAGATGATGAAGTTAATACTTTTTTGCAGAGAAGTAATAGTTTTGATATAGAACCTACTTTTAACATAGAGAGAGTTGATGATTCAACAGTTAGAAAAAAAATAACTATTATAAATAATAGTCAAGTGTTAGAAAAATATACTGTATCAGAGTTAATTGAAGCGGCGAGAAGTGTAAATTATCCAATACCAACTAATGAGTCAACGGATAAATTGCTTATCCCAGCTGAGAAAAGAGCCTTTAAAGATTTATTACAATTTTTAAGTTCTAATATTTATAAGGATCCTATCACAGGAGAAACCCGCATAACTAATTCAAGTCGTCCATATAATAGATAATCTAACCGCCTTATAGGCGGTTTGTATTACTATTTTTCGTATTTTCTACTTGCAAATCTACCGCACTTGTAAACCCACTATCCCCAATACTATGCGTACCTTAGTAATAATCCATTCCGAACTGTCAATCATTGATCTAAACCCTTGCACGGCAAGTTTATTTAAAAGGTATATCACTAGGTATGTAAAAATAAGTCTGACAAAACGAATCTATTTATAGCTACATAAAAGTTTGTAATATAACCACACATTTAATTTTAATAGGCGTGGTACTTATGACAACCAATGACTTACTTAATCTTTACCGTTTAGAGAAAAGCACTTCTGACTTTTATGAAGATTGGCGTGCTGGTGCGGCCTTTATTTGGTTTGCTATCGTCAGCATTCCGAAACTTTTTGACTTACCCTGTCTAAAATATTACTCATTTGCTCTATGGATAGTAACGATACTGACATTAATTGCCATTTTTTTTTTTCATTTCCAACACCATCAAGCTAGCAAGCGAATGGATCAAATTATGAAAATGTTACTGGTTAAGAATCCATAATCCAAAGCGGTCAATCGACCGCTTTATTTTTCCTCATCAACTTTCAGCTCCAGCTCCACCGCACTTGTAAACCCACTCCCCCCAATACTATGCGTTACCTTAGTAATAATCCATTCCGAGCTATCAATCATCGCTTTAAACCCTTGCACGGTAACGGGTAGTTCTGGCATTAGTTCAGGATTGCCTAGGGCAAGGTTTAGGCTAAATGTTGCCACACCACGTTGAATTTTATCAAAGGCGGCTTTTGCCGCATTTAATGCCGCCGCTTCGGTTTTGTAGGTGTGGCGTAGGGTTTTCATTTGGTTTGCATCGGTTTCCACGGGTTCGCTTTGCACCAGTTGATTATATTTACGTTTGCTTTGTCGTTGCCCTGTTACTGTGCCATCTTTACGTGTTCTGCCTTTGGTTAAGCGGGTTTTACGTTCGATTTTGCTGTTTTTATCAAATACCACTTCACCTTTTTTGCCTGTGTCTAAATTATGCCAATAGGCACGCACGGCGGTGTAATTCTCGCTTTCAACCAGCGAAAAATTGAAGCTATCGCCCGATTGTCGGGTGATGTGAATAGGCTGTAAGGGCTTATCTGTGGCGGTTTTGCCTTTACCCGCAGGCATAAATAACAGCTTGCCGTTTTTCACCGTGGCAATGGCATCATTTTCTTCTGCAAGGCGTGAAAGCAGGTTGATGGTGCTTTCGTTGGTTTGATCAAGATGGGAAATAGCTTTATCTTTAAATGCTTTATGGCATAAGGGTTCTAAGCCGTTTTCTTGGGCAATCTGTTCAATGAGTTTGCCAAAAGTCGTTTGGTGAAATGACCGCTCTTTTTGCTATGCAATGTGCCACGCATATCCGCACTTTTTGCCCGAATAGTCAGGCTGTCAGGCGTGCCGCTATATTGGATTTCGTCCACAATGTAGCTACCCTTGGGAATAAGCTGCTGCCCTTTCCAGCCAATCGCGATATCAATTTTTGCGCCACGATTTGGCAACATTAATGCGCCATCGTGATCGCTAAGCTGCAAATCCAATTCATCCGCCTCAAAGCCACGGTTATCAATTAAAGTGAGTTGCATTAAGCGTTGGTTGACTTGTTGAGTGATGTCCTGCTCGCCATTTTTACTACTCACACTGATGCTAAATTGTGGGATTTTGTGATTGGTTTCGCGCATTTGTTGATAATATTCGTCATAGTGCATTAGGCAATCAATCCTTTCACGGCATCACCAAGATCAGCTAAAAGACTATCATCAGTACGTTTTAACTTCATTGAGAAATCAATGCGGCGTGCTTTGCCATCAGCAAAAAATACCGATTGCGTTTCGCTGATTTCTTCGATGACATACCAACCCAGCACCATAAAATTAGCGCCGTCGATTAAGGGATAAGGCTCGCCTTGTTCGGCAAGGGCTTCCAAGGTAGCAATGCTCATTTCCCCCCCTGTGATACTCGGCATTAGCACTCCTTGAATGGTGATGCTTTCGCTTTCCTTTCCCACAAACTGGGCTTTAGGCATTCGTCCAATCACCGAATTAGTGGGGTGTCGCCACTGTGCAGTGCGCTGTGTTTCTTGGTAGGGTATGGTTGAGCGCATAAACACAAAAAAGCCATACGCCATCATTGCGAAGTTTTGTAGCATTATGTGATCCTCTATTTGTAGGGGCGAACCTGTGTGTTCGCCCGTTTACGCCCGTATTTGCAATAGTCAGCAATGGCGGTAGCTTTCGCGGGCAGACACATAGGTCTGCCCCTACGTTGGGTTAATCAAACGCCCTACATCGGTTTAATTAAAGTGCGGTGAAATTTTCGTAAATTTTGCACCGCACTTTATTCTTGATATTCTGCCCGTTCACGGGCTTTCCCCGCCATTGCATTAATTCGTCCAACTCCATTTCGTCAAATACATTCGGCGACCAATGAAACACGGTGGCAATGTCGGCAATGGTATCTTCCACCGTGGCAGGGATAAGCAAAGGGGCTAGGCTTCCATTACTGCTTCGGCTGGTTCGGTTTTCACGAAAAAACCGACAATTTCCGATCAAAGAGCGGTGAAATCAATCGGGTCAAGGTTCAGCACGTCTGCTTTGGTTAAAGCAGGCGAAGTAACACGTGGCAGCAACTGACAATACGCATCAACGTCCATTTGCATTACATCAAACATTTTCAGCCCTTTTAATGCCGCAATGTTGGGCTTCAACACGCTGATTTCGCGGATTTCTTTCTCGCCACGTACGAGGGCTTGGGTTAAGGTAACGTGTTTGCTATTTTGGTTTGTTTTTTTCATTTTCTATTCCTTTTCGCTTTCAAAAAATGCCCCTTGCGGGGCTGCGGTGTGTCCGTTATAAACCAATGGCTTTGCGGTGTTCCGCTAGGCGGTCTTTGCCGTTTACTACATAAAGATCATTGATTAAATCAATTTAGATTAAGTCTTTTCCATTAACGTCCAATTTCGCTTGCGCCACAAGCAAGGCTTTCAAGCCGGTATATTGTCTGCTGCCTGTTACCGTACCAATCACATTTGCCGTAGTTGCTGCGCCCTCATCGCTTTCGTCATCGCCTTGTTCCACACGCACCACAACTGTGAGCGTGTTGACTTGGTTGCTAATGGCTTTTAAGGTTTTCGCCAGCGTGCCTTGCGAGCCTGCTTTGGCAATGCCAGCCATTGTGTTGGTGAGCAAAACAGGGGTGTTAAGTGGATAAGCCTCGGCGTCAGCATCATTTGCGGTGCAAACAATCCCAATCACAGCCGTGGACGGTGTTTTGATTGTGCGCGTGCCTTCGTTAATTTCGATGACCCGCACGCGGTGTAAATAGTCCATAAATAGCCCTTTTGGTTAGGTTGATTAAATTTAGGGCTATTTTGCAACGAGAAAAAATGACCCGCTATTGATTGCGAATGTGAATGGAAATATGACAGAAAAACAAGATGACATCATAAGATTGCGTTCTGGTAATTGAAGTTATACAATGTATAAACATTTATGAGGAGGAACTAATGCAACTAACAATAAAAAAATGGGGCAATAGTGTGGGCATTCGCATTCCTGCACCGGTGCTTTCGGAATTGCAATTGAACGTGGATCACTTGGTTGATATGCAAGTTGAAAATGGCAAAATTATTATTGCCCCACTGCCACAGCAACCCTCTCTAAACCAATTGCTCGCCAATATTCACCCTGACAATCTGCATCAAGAAGTGGATTTTGGTGAGTCTGAAGGAGGGGAATGGTGATGAAGGAATATATTCCCGATGTGGGCGATATTATTTGGTTGAATTTCACCCCACAAGCAGGGCACGAGCAAGCCGGTCATCGCCCAGCGGTGGTGCTTAGCCCTAAAGCCTATAATCATCTCACCAGTTTGTTAATTTGCTGTCCGCTCACAACAAAAATTAAAGGTTACCCTTTTGAAGTCGCCATTGATGGTACGCCAAAAAATGTGGTGTTATCGGATCAAATTAAAAGCCTTGATTGGCGTGTGCGAAAAGCGGAGTTTAAAGGAAAATTGCCCTTGATGAATTAGCGGAAATTCGGCAGAAAATCGCACTACTGTTAAATCTTTAAATAAAAAGCGGAATATTCCGCTTTTT